ATGGAGTCAATTCATATTGCTGATGGTGAGGATGAACAGAAGAATAGAGATGCTATTCCTTCTATCCTATCAGATGCTTTAGCAGTATCTTTTGATAGTCATATAGGTCACGATTATCTAAACGATTATGAAGAAAGATACGAATCGTATCATAGGAAAGAAGATAAGATCCCGTTTGATCTCGAATACTTTGACAAGATTACAAAAGGAGGTCTTCCGAATAAAACTCTCAACATTGCTCTTGCTGGCACAGGGGTTGGAAAGTCTTTATTTATGTGCCATATGGCTAGCAGTGTCCTCCTCCAAGGGAAGAACGTCCTCTACATCACTCTCGAAATGGCAGAGGAAAAGATTGCGGAGAGGATCGATGCTAATCTACTTAATGTCAATATACAGAACATAACAGATCTTCCTAAACCTATGTTTGAAAATAAGGTTAGTAGCCTTACTAAGAAGACACAGGGATCTTTAATCATCAAGGAGTATCCAACTGCTTCTGCCCACTCAGGTCATTTCAAATCACTACTGCAAGAGTTAGCATTGAAAAAATCATTCAGACCTGATATAATATTCATAGACTACCTTAACATCTGTGCTAGTTCACGATATCGTCAAAACGCCTCTGTCAATTCCTACTCGTTCATCAAAGCGATTGCGGAAGAACTTCGGGGCTTGGCTGTCGAAAGTAATCTCCCGATTGTTAGTGCTACTCAAACTACTCGTTCTGGTTTCGCTTCTAGCGATGTTGACCTTACTGACACTTCAGAATCCTTTGGACTCCCTGCTACTGCTGACCTTATGTTCGCTCTCATATCTACTGAGGAATTGGAAGGATTAAATCAGATAATGGTAAAGCAATTGAAGAATAGGTATAACGATCCTACTATCTTCAAGAGATTTGTGGTGGGTATTGATCGTGCTAAGATGAGATTATATGACGTTGAGCAAAAGGCACAGGAAGATATTTCTGATAGTGGTCAAGAAGAGGAATATGATAATAGTACTGCTGAGAAATTCAAGTCTAAAAAATCATTTGCTGGATTTAATTTCTGATGAATGAGATACAAGTATACGATCAATTTTTAAAGGAAGATGATTTTAAAAAATTAGATAGAGTTTTTTGTCAAGACGTAGCTACTTGGCACTATAATGATCATGCTGTTTATCCTCATGATGAAAAAGATGATACTGATTATAATTTCCAATTTATACATTCAATATATAAAGATTGTCAATTTGTATCTGAACATCATCCGTTAGTGTTTCCAATACTTGCTAATTTGGATGCCAAAGTTATACTTAGAATGAAGTTTAATATGAATGTGCGAACACCTAATATCATTGAAAGAGAATTTCATCAGGATTATCATGATGTTCTTCCTGAAGATGTTCCTTATAAAGTTGCTATATTTTATCTTAATACGAATGATGGATACACTCTATTTGAGTCTGGAGATAAGGTAGAATCTGTTGCTAATAGGATAGTTATATTTGATGGCACATTAAAGCATTGTGGTACTACTTGTACTAATAGTAAGACTAGAGTTGTTTTGAATATCAATTACATTTGACAAATATGGATCCTAATATTATAATAAATGCATATTCACCCTATAATGATGGGTGGACTCAACAATTTTATAAAGATAAAATGGTAAAGCAAGTAGATACCCAAAAGTATACTGAGTTTGTAGACGCAGTAACATCTAAAGAATCAAACGATTATATTTCATTTAACTCTAGATGTTTTGAGATACAGAAAGATCCTGATGGAATCCCTGTTCATCGTTTACTAACTGCTGCTCTTGGCATTTGTGCTGAAGGTGGTGAGTTTACTGAAGTAGTAAAGAAGATGGTCTTCCAAGGTAAACCTGTGAATGATGAGAACATCTTTCATATGAAAAGAGAACTTGGAGATATAATGTGGTATGTTGCTCAGGCATGTATGGCACTTGATACAGACTTCAACGAAATCATTGAGATGAATGTGGAGAAGTTAAAGGCAAGATATCCTGGTGGAGAGTTTGATGTTCACTACTCAGAAAACAGAAAGGAAGGTGATGTATGAACTACTACGCATTATTAAGTGTTTCAGATAAAACAGGTATTGTAGATTTCGCAGAAGGATTAATTCGTGCTGGATATACTCTTATATCAAGTGGTGGAACTCATGCAGTTATTGAAGCAGAAGGTTTACCTGTAACTAAGGTATCTGAGTATACTGGTTCTCCAGAGATTCTTAATGGAAGAGTAAAGACATTACATCCAAAGATTCATGGTGGTATTCTTGCTCAACGTGGTAATCCTGCACATGATTTAGATCGTAAAGCAAATGATATAGGATTCATTGATATTGTTGCAGTAAACTTATATCCTTTCGCAGAAACAGTTGCTAAACCAGATGTAACTCTTGCAGATGCCATAGAGAACATTGATATTGGTGGTCCTAGTATGGTAAGATCAGCAGCAAAGAATTATAAGGATGTTGCTGTAATGACTAATCCTAATCAGTATGGTATTTACTTGGATTCAATTAAAGGTAATATATCAATTAAACCTGAGATTTTGAGGGAACAATTTATGAAAGAAGCATTCAAACATACTGCTGAATATGATGCTGCGATTAGCAAATGGATGGAGGATAATGTATAAAGAAAACATTAAGTCCATAACTAGTTGTGAAAACCGCCATCTTGTGGTTCAGTGGACTGGGATATAGAAGTCAAACTGCATGAACTAGAAATGAGTGTAATCATTTACCAAGAACATTGTGAATATCTTGAAAAAGAGAACGATGATCTAAAAGCAGAAGTTCTCTTTTTAAAGGAACAACTTGAGTATAAGACTATGGGCAAACCTGATAATGATAATCAATGATATACTTAATTCTTTTAGCGTTCCAATTTATTGTGGTGGTGTAACTGATTTTAATTTAATTCAAAATGAATTAGATACCTGTATTGGAAAGGTTGATTTTTCTATGAATGATAAGTGGGGAAGTACTCATTATCTATCAGATACATCATTTAATAGTAATATAATAGAGGACTTTAATTTGGAATATTTTTCCAAAGAGATAGGTATACATGTAGAGGAGTATTGTAATAAATTAAATTTTAATAATATACCAAATTATAAAATAATCTCATCATGGTTTGCTCTTTTTAGAAAAGGAAACTATGCCCATATTCATAATCATGGTGACTCTGATATTGCTGGAGTGTATTATTATAAGAGGTCAGGTAACGATGGAAATCTTTTTTTCTGTACCCCAAATAAAGCGGCAGATACATCAGTTCTTTTTATGAATAATAGATTAGTTACTAATCCTAAAGAAGGTGAAATAGTTTTATTTCCTGGTTTTTTAGATCACGGTGTTCAGACTAATGATAGTGATGATGAAAGAGTTAGTTTGTCGTTTAACATTTATTTTGATAGATAAAAAAATAAATACTTAAAAAAGTCTAATGGCTGCCAGTAAAGGTGTAAAAAATTGGAATAGGAATTGGAGAGGTCTGGGCAATACATCTACTATTGTTAAATTTAATAGTGTTTCATTGTATGATAAAGATGGTAAAAAAATAACTACTACTTTATCAAAAGGTATGCCAGTAACATATATTGATAACCTATCAGAATCTTTTAAAAGAGATACATCTGAAACTAAGTATGTTGCTATATCTGGTATTGGTGAAGATACTTTTTATACAAATATTGATAATTTAGTAAAACCAAAGACTTTAGGATTACCTAATTTATCTCCACAATCTTTTGGATTGGGTGGTACTAAACAAACAGTTGATCAATATATTTCTTCTTTGATACGATCTATTAATAGTAGATCTGATATTAAAGGAGAACTTAAAGAGTATCTATTGGAATTAATTAATTTTGCTGATAAAGGTTCTCAAAGTATTGTTGGTTATGATTTAAGTAATTTGGAGATGAGTAATATTGTAAAACAATTTGGTGAAACTATAGGTCCAATACATTGTGTTAGAAGAGGATTTTCTTCTTTTAACCTTGGTATTAATAATGGAACTAAGATTTTTATCCCATCATCTTTAACACAACCATTACTTGATTATAATTTAATTACTACTACCAACAATATTAAAGTATCTGGAAAGTCAATCGGTAATTCAAATACTTTAAAAATGACATCATTAGTTCCACGGGTATTAGATGATTCTAATCTTTTAAACAAATATATTAGTGATCCTTATTTTAATGTTATGAGAATAATTAATGATAATAGTATGGTCAGTGGACCTATTAAAGCATGTGAATATTTGGGATTTATAACTACTACTCAAGCAAGATCTTTAATTAGAGAACCATTAATTTTAGATGATCAACAACTGGCATTGTTTCATAAAATGATAACAGATGATCCATTCCTTAATAAGAAAAAAACAATTAGTAGTAAAGAGATATCATATATTTGTGAAAAGTTATTAATATCATATTCAAAAAGAACTACTAATTCAAATAAATTTACTACTATAGTTAAGGATATTTTAGCAAATGAATTGTACCTAGCTAGATTTAGTTTGGGTAATGGTATTCCAAATTTTAATATTCAATCAACTACATCTATGAGTAGTATATCTAGTTTAATTTTTAGATCTAAAAATGGATATAATAATAAATCTGATAAGTTAGGGTTTAAAATATGAATAAATTAATAGATGAATTAATCGTTGATTTTAAAAAAGAAAAAATTAAAAGTGATAATTTGTTTGAAAGTTTTTTTATTTTTTGTAACATTTTTTTAAAAAAATCTAAAGATGATAAATATAATGAGGGAACATTAAATATTCTTAAATATATTTTGGCAAATAAAGATATAATATCTTTAAAGTTAATACAAAACTGATGAAATCTTTTACACAATTTTTAACTGAAACATCTGCATCTCAACAAGCAACTAGGTTGGGACTACAGGGGGATGGTCACGGTGGATGGTATGACAGATCTACTGGAGAGTTTGTAGCTAAAACTGTAAAGGGTACATTAAAGTTTTATAATAAGAGACAACGGGTAGGGCAAGATCCCCCACAATCAGAACAGGAAAAGAATTATTCAGATCCAAATATTCAAGTCCCACCTGAAGGTCAGCAGCAACCAGAACAACAACCAGCACCTGAACAAGAGCAACAACCTTTACCTGTTCAGAGTCCTGATCTTGCTGCAGGACCACCACCTGTTCCTAAAACAAAGGGAACATTGACCATTGGTTTTGGTAGATTTAATCCACCACATGCTGGTCATGGTAAATTAATGGATATAGCAGCATCTTCCGTACAAGGTGAAGGTGATGATTATATAATTATTCCTTCTCGTACTAATGATAAAAAAAAGAATCCTTTAGATGCTGATTCTAAAATTGAAGTAATGCGACAACTGTTTCCACAACATAGTTCAAGAATTGTTAATGATCCTCAAAATAAAACTATCTTTGATGTATTAAAGAAAGCTCATAATGATGGATATACAAATGTAAATATTGTTGCTGGAGATGATAGAGTAAAACAATTTGATAAGTTATCTCAAAATTATAATGGTGCATTATACCAGTTTGATAATTTACAAACTGTGTCATCTGGAGCAAGAGATGATGATAAAGAAGGTATGGAAGGATATTCTGCATCTAGAATGAGATTAGCTGCGATGGAAGGAGATTTTAAAACTTTCTATCAGAATCTTCAGCAAGAAGTTCAAAATGAAGAAACAGGTGAAATTGAATTAGTTCCTTTACTTCCTAGAAAGGCTGCTAAAGAATACTTTACATCTATTCGTCAAGCAATGGGTGTTAAAGAAGTTAATGAATGTTGGAACATATGGGAGATAGCACCAAAAGATGATCCAGAAAATCTTCGTGAGGCATACATTAATAAAGAGATTTTTGATGTAGGTACTAGAGTTGAGGATGTAACTACTGGTTTAACTGGTAGAATTATTCGTAGAGGTGCGAATCATTTGATCTGTGTAACAGAAGATGAGATAATGTTTAAATCGTGGATTAAGGATGTATCTGAGGCAGTAGTTAATGGAACTACTATATCTGGTGTTCCTGCTAATCAGAGATTAGTTGGTACTGATAAACATTTTAAGTATGTTTCTTCATTAGTGCCTGGAAGTAGCTGGGGAATACATTTCATAAATAAATACAAGGTAAGAAAAAGTTAGTGAAGTTTTCCAATGAGTAAAAATATCGTTGAAGATTTACCAGCAAGAAAACATGCACCTGCTGCAGCTCCTGTTAAGGGCAGAAAAGCAACTGGTAGCGTGGAAGAAGGTTCTGAAAAGAAAATTCGTCAGGCTGTATATGATATAAGATATCGTGCTCGGAGAGAAGATATAGATCTGAAAGCTGCTTATGCTCAATACATGTCCAATAGCAATTTAAGTCAACAAGAAAGATCTGCTGTTAGGGCAAAATTATTTGGTAAAGAAGGTGGTGGTGTTAAAGAGCAATTTACTGTTGGTGTGGATGAATGGGCTACTGATAATGTAGCAAATGCATTATATAAGGTATTTGTTGAGAATGAAAATATTGAATCTGAGATTGAACTATCATATTTAAATCAATTAAATGAAGATGATAATAAAAAGTATAAGGTAAGAGTTACTGATAAGAATGGTAAGGTATATGTAAGATATGCTGACCGTGCTAAGATCACACAACTTCGTCAAAATCCAAATATTAAATCTGTTGAAATGACTGAACATGGTGATGCGTATGAAGGTGAACGTAAGAGAGGAACTGATACTGCTAAGGCAAAAGGTGGTGGTAAGTTAGATCCTGTTGGTAAAGAAGATGCTGACATTGATAATGATGGAGATCATGATAAGAATGATAAGTATCTTTTAAAACGACGTAAAGCAATTGGTTCTGCTATTAAGAAAAGAGCAGGTCAAAAATTAAAAGAAGACATTGTTTCTGAAACGGCAAAAAAACAAGCGGTGGATAATTATAAGAAAGGTGAAAATGGAAAAACTGCTGTAACGGTATTACCCACTGACAGTGCAGAAGATCCTTCAATTAAAGCTGCTAGAGGTGGCATCTATGCTTCTTTTGCTCACCAATCAATGCTTAAAACTCTCGCTGAGAAAAAGGCATTAGAAGAAAAGAAAGCAGAAGAGAAAGTTGAAGAGTCAACTATTAATACTGCTGACTGTGAAAAGAAGCCTGAAGAGAAAAAGGATATGCGTGGGTATTATGCTAAGATCAATATTATTAAGAATAAGATTCGTGCTATGGGTGCTAAGAACCCTATTGTTATGTCCGATCCTGATGAAGTTGAAAAATCTTGGGATAAAGGTAAAAAAGATGATGCTGTAAAAGAAGAGAGAACTGCTGCTGATCCTGATATGCCTAGAAGGATGGGTGGAAGGATGGGTGGACCAAAAACCAAGAAACCTGTACCTGTAGAAAAACCTGCAGGAGATATGCGACCAGCACCACCAAAAGGTGAAAACGGACCAGCAACAAAGAAAAGATATAATCCTTTTAAAGATGGTAGAACACCAACCAGTGCTTCACACACAACTGCACCTTAAAGAAAGGTTAGATACCTTTTCTCAAAAGGAAAAGGATGAAATAAATCAAAATGATGAGAAATCTAAGTTAAGATCTCTCATCATGAAATATGGTAAGGCTAAGGTTGCTGCTGCTGAAGTTAATAAGAGAAGGGAAGAGAAGCGTAGTGGTAAAAAAATATCATGGCAGGAATTTAAACATAGGATAGGGTCATCTAGTTCATTGAAGAGAGGTGAAGTTAAAACATGGGATCCTGGAACAAAGAGTTGGAAGTCTAATAAAGAAGAAAAAGATATAAAAGAAAATATAGGATTTCAGCAATCAGCAATGAGAAAAACTGATACTGGTGCTGGAAAAGGACCTTTGGGTAATTATTCTGTAAGAAATGTATTAAAACCTGAAAGGGATAAATTATTGGCAAAAGCTTTACCTAGTGTAGGTGGTGTTCAAGTAAAAATGGATGCTGATGGAATGGTTCCAAATGCAGGTGCATTTGCACAGCAAACTGTATCCAAAGAACTTAAAAATATAGGTTCATCTAGTATTGCTAAAAATAATCCTATGATTCAGAAAGGACTTGAG